CCGCCACTTTGTGCCGTAGTCCTCTTCTCCGACGACGAAGCTGCCAATACCAAGATTGTACGGAATCACTCGGCACGTTTTGTTTGTGCGCACGAGGAAATACGCGCAGATTGGAATATTGTAGCGCAGTTCCACCCAAACACGCGCCGTCTTTTGGTTCTGCGCGCTTGCTTCGGCAAACGTCAGAACGCGGTTACGCGGCTTAGTCGTCATCGTCACTTTCTCCCTCCCACGGCAGAAATTCTGAGTCGCACGTCGGACAACGAAGCCGCGCTGTTCTTCTTTCCATATCGAGTACAACGTATTTCATTTCATCGTCGCAGTACGGGCATCGCGGCATAAGTTCTTCTTTAGGCATTCTTTTCCCCCTCCCACGGCGTTTCTTTCAGCGCATTTTGCGTTGGCTTAAAAGACCAGCATCGCCAACGGCTTCCGCACGCATCCGCATCCAGTTTAAAAACGCCGTCAGCGCCGAGCAACGAAAACTTAAACAATGTTTTCTCGCCATGTGCTTCCATTCCTTTGACTACGGTGTATCCTTTAATCACGTCTTTATATTCCAGCCACATTATAATTTCTTGTTCCGGGTCACCTCCAAACCCCCAGCAACATACTGTTTTTAACAAATCATCTATCGTCAGAACTTGATTATGCGGTTTGCACCGGTGCATTGCGTCATAATAGGCGTTTTTACACGCATTGCCAAACGATTCCATGTCTTCCTTAATTGGCGACATGGAACGGCATTTGGGGCATCTATATGCAGCGTAGCCTCCGCCTGTGATGTATCTTTCGGAATCGCACCGCATTTCCGTTCCGCAGTATGGGCAATGTGGAAACTTTTCCCTTTCAGTCGCCACAGCTTTGCTTCTCCTTTCCTGTGACAAACTCCGCTCTCGGCAGCGTCTCAATCCATGCGCAGAACGCCCTCCATTCCGGCAGACGGTGATTCTTGCGCTGCTGGTAGATGGTTTTGAGCTGGCGGTAGTTGGTGGTCATCCGCGCCGTCAGCCGCAAGCCAACAGGCACGTTGTAGAGGACTGCAAGATACCGTTCCGGCGTGGGGGCTTCCTTGTACTCCTCAACCATCTTCTCGATAAGCTCGATTGTTTCACGGCGCACATAGTCGATGCACTTCTCGTCGATGTTCATGCTCATAATGCGGTGCATGGTGGACTGGCTCGAAACGAAGTCCAAAAAGTGGTACCGCTCGGCTTCCACCCACGCCTTGACGGTGAACGTGAGGTCGAACTGCACGACGATTCCCGTTAAAAACTGGTCGTGTCCGCTTCCAGCTAAACAGGTTGCAAGCGCCATCGTCCGCTCTGTAACTTCCGCGCTGCAATTCTTCGTGTCGGTTGCCATCGGATAGTGGCTTGCCTTTACACTCGACGCAAGCCCCATGATTTCGACGTTGCTAACTACATTCATCGCTTTTCCCCTTTCTCGATTCGCTCCACCATGTCAAACGGGTCGTCGAAATCCAGCCGGATGCCCGTCTTTTCCAGTACTTCATCAATCAGTTCGGCTGTTGTGAAGTACGCGCCGGGTTGAAGATACTTTTGCGTCGCCGTCAGCATCCGATAAATCCGCTGTGCGCCGAAACCGAACTCATCTTTCATTGCAAGGCACATTCCGGCAAAAATCATCTTGATTGCGTGGCGTTCCGCGTCCTTCGCTCCGCGCTCATACTCGCGTTCGTAGCCTCCCCGCGCCCTCATGATGCTCTGCGTGGCGTGGGTCATGTCCCGCGCCGCTTTCCTGCGTTCTGCCCTATTCATCATGATGCCTCCCGGAAATTAGCTTTCACCGCGTCCATCAGCGCCTTTGCGTCCGCCATCGTCATCTCTTTCGTCGGGATGTTGCGGACGATGTTTGCTTCCACCAGCGCGGCGCGAACTCTGCCCAACTCCTGCATATCCATGCCGATGTTGCTGCATTCGCGCATGATGTAGTTCGTCGGCGTTTCTGCCGTGTTCTCTGCGTTCTTTGGCTGCGGCTTCGGCTGTTCGTGCTTCGCCTCGTGCTTGGTTTCGTAGCTTTCACCGTCCGGGTCGG